GTCTTTTGCCATTTTTCGTTTGATTTCTTCGCCCTTGAGTTGCAATTCCTGCATCTGCATTTGGATGATGGGGTCTTGCTGTTGCTGGGCAATTTGCTGTTGAGCGGCTTCGGCTTGGTTCTTTTGAAGCAATTGCTGGCTGGCTTGCGCTACCAGACGGGCGATCTGGACTTCGTACTCCTGCGGCAGTTCGTCATCGTCCTCCGCCATATAAGGCAGGGGAGCGCCAATCTGCTGTTCAATCTGCTGACGGTACTGGAAGCCAAAATGCTCCGCAATGTGCGCCTGAAGACCTGCGGTAATTTGCTGTGCGTTGGGGCTTTGACCCACAATTGCCGCCGTCTTGGGGTCTTGCAGGAAGTTCATGTGGGAAGCGATGTGAGATTCGTGATCTTGGTAGATAAATGCCTTGAGCGGTTTGCTCATCATGGCATTCATGTTTTCGCTCAATGGATCACGAGGCTTCTGGTCATCCTCCAGAGGGATAAGCTTTTGGGCATTCCTGATGCCCAGCACATCCAGCATTTGGCGGTGTAGCTGTGGCATATTGTAAATACCGGGTGCGCCTTGGGCCAACTGCAAGACCGCCTGATATTGCACGATCTTTTGAGCCATTGTGGCGGCATTGGGGTCGCTGACAGGTATGACATCACAGCAGTCATAGTCGGATTTCTTGGCGCTACGGCTACCTTCTTCTGGCTCGTAGTCATACTCATCTGGGGTGTAGTCCCTGATGATGTCTCGCAACAACACCAATTCCTGCTTCATGGAGTAGTGGATACGGGCTTGAACAGCAGACATCACCTTCAGGGTGCGTTCTAGCAGTGCCAGCGTGGAGCCAACGGGAGCGTTTGCAGACATATCTGCCACGTTTAAATCGCCTGAGCCAGCGGCTCTGCGGCCTTCTTCCACGATGTTTGCCAGCAACGCCATCAGGACTTGGCTTGGCTCCTTGTATGGAAGCGGCAAGAGGTTGTCTTTGAGTGTTCCGGAGGCAACATCCGCATCTCGCCACTCCCCGGGCGAAATTGGGGTGTCATCGCCCTTGACTCTCATGCCTTTGGTTTTGAATCCGCCGGGCAAATTGCTCAGAGTTCCAGCGTCCACCAACTGACGGATCAGCGATGTGCCTGACTTAGCAAAAGCACCGATCAGATGAATCAGGCCGAAGTAGTAGAAGCCAAAGCCGGGGACGTAGCCATAGTGAACGAAGTGGCTTCGTTTCTGATGGGTGGTGTCCTCTGGTCGCCAGTTGCGGCGCACAGCCAGCACGGTTGTGGTGTCTTTGTCGATGGTAACAATGTAGGGCAGAGCAATGCCGGTTGGCTCTCCGTTTTCATCGCAGTCTTCAAATCCGGGGATGTCAAGGTCAACTTGGACTTCATAGAACTTGTACCTGTCGTCTGTAGTCGCCTTGAAGCCCATCTTCTCGGCAATCTTTTTCTCCACCTCATCAAGGCTGGTGCTTGGCTCGCCCAAGTCCTCATCAACGTAAAAGCCTTGGTGAACCAAACGAGCAAACTCGTTTTTGGTTTTGCGCATCACATGAGTGATACGAGGAGAGTTTTGCAGGGAGGATGCGCCATACGGGACGATGATGTCTTCGGCTGGCACAAAGATGGATGTCTGGCGGTCAAGTGCAGGGTCAAAGTAGACCTTTTTGAATGCATTGCCTGAGAGTCCCAATCCCCAAATCATGCGCTCATGCTCTGGTCGGAACTCTGTCATCACATCCGTCAACTCGTAATTCATGTCATCCTGAACACGGGTGGCGGCTTCTTTTTTCTCTGGAGTTTCTTTCCCAATGATCTGGGTCTTGACTGGCCCAGCGGCGGGGAATGTCGCCATGATGGTTTCTGCTTGGAACTTGACCAGCGCCTCTGAGAGCAGTGGATGGTAAACGCCACAAGCGCCTTCCCAAGGTTCTGACCGCTCTTCGATTTTCATGCCGAGGAGTTCAAGCCCATCGACATAGGTTTGCATCCAATCCTTGCGGGAGCTTAGGTCATCCTCAATGTCACCCAGCAAATCATTGGCAATGGTGGCGAGTTCTTGAGGATCAATGTGTTCTGCAAGATTGGCATCAAAGGGGATGTCAGGAGTCTTTGTCTCTTCAACTGAAGCATCTTCGTCCTCGCCAATGATCTCAATTTCAATGTCAATTGAGGGGGCTTCCTCTATGACTGCGAGTCCTATTGGCGCTTGGTACAAACTTTTTTCGATCATGGGGTTCCTCAGTAGTAGGCCGCTTTCTTTCGGCGGGGGACAAAGTCTTCTTCATCATCCGTGTTTAAACGGAGAAAACCGCCCTGCCGGAACCTTAACAGCGCCTGACTGGTTGAGTCAACTAAGTCGTCATGCTCACCATTTGGGAATGAGGCACACTCCTCCATGACCTCTTCAGCCCAGCGTCTATCTGGACACCAGACAAAGCCGGACGCAAATATGTCAGATATTGCGTTTACACGGGCTATCTTATCATTGCCTTTGCTCGGTGTGTACTCTTGCAGAGGGATTCCTGTGCGTCTCATCTCGTAGATCAGCGGCGCTCCTGCCGCCTTCTTTTCGATCAGTAGGGTGTCAGGTTCCCACTCGTTGTACATCTCAAACGCCTTGGCTTTGAGTTCAGGAAACTCCAGTCGGTCTTTGAATGCGTCAAGCAAGATGATGTTTGGCTGGGCATTGCCCTTTTCATCGGGGTGTCTGAACACTCCCCATGTGGTGCAAGCTGAATAGTCAGCCCTGTTGTGCTTCTCAAACGCCGTATCCCAGCTTTGAATGGTGTATTCGCACTCAGGCGGCTCGTCTTTGTCCCAAATCTTCCACATTTCCCGCTTGATGAGCGCACCGCCCTCAGATGTTGGGTTTTGTTGGTACTGGGCTTCCCATTTTGGGACTGGAATCTCAGATTTGATGGCCTCAAGCTCTTCCTGTGACCAGAATTCAGGCCAAAGTGGCGCTCCAGAGGGCATTAATGCAGGAAATTCGATGACTTCCCACTCATCTCCGTCCCTTTTGACCGAGTTTGACACCACCTGACCCGTCAAATCCCGTTTTGACCACCGTGTCATCACGATGATGATGGCTCCCCCGGGCTGTAAACGCTGGCGAGGGCCTGAGCTATACCATTCATACACCCTGTCATAGACCTTTGGGTCGCCTTGCATGGCTTCCTGCTCGGAATGCGGGTCATCAATGATGAGAACGTCAGCGCCTTTTCCGGTTACAGCACCGCCCACACCAATGGCGAAGTAGTCACCGCCCTTGTTTGTATTCCAGCGTCCAGCGGCCTTGCTGTCTGTGGATAACTTTGTTGGGAAGATGCGTTGGTAGTGGCTTGTGTTTACAAGGTTTCTGACCTTTCGACCAAAGCCCACTGACAATTCTGCGGTGTGGGCTGTCTGGATGATCTTCTTGTGCGGGTATTTACCTAGAAACCAAGATGGAAACAGAAAAGAGGCAAACTCTGACTTGGTATGACGGGGCGGCATATTGATGATGAGCCGCTTGAGCTTGCCGTTGGCAACCCGCTCAAAGGCATCTGCCATGATCTTATGGTGTCGCCCTGCGATGAATGAGGGCCACATATCTTCTACGAACGGTATGAAGTGTTCCTTGCACTGCTCACGGCGATCAGCCTCCATAAGGAGTTTGATCTTGGGAATCATTTCATGCTCAGGCGGGAGTGTCTCCAGCATCTGGAGGTACTGCTCCATTTCCTGAGTGGTCAGAAGACTCATAGCTTGGTCATCTCATTGACCACTTTGTTGGTCAGCTTTATGGTTCGCATCTTCTTGGGTTGCATCTCAATGGCCCCCATCTTCTCCAGCTTGCGGATGTAGCGGAATATGTTGGACTTGCTCTTCATGCCAAGACCAATGGCAATCTCTCTGTAGGAGGGTGTGATCTTGCGTATTTGCTGACAGGCCACGATGAAGTCGTAGACCAATTTGGTTTTCTTTTCCATGCGAACCCTTATGCGAACATTTGTACGAACGCAATATAGCACGTTTAAACAGGATTAAGAACGATCAAGAAACCCGAAGGGTTGCAGTCCTATACACATCCACGCCGTCATGTATAGATTTTGCTGAAATGTTTACATGATGGTTGCAGGGACTGGAGTCGAACCAGCGATCTTCTGGGTATGAACCAGACGGGATACCACTTCCCCACCCTGCTATAGATTGTTGGTGGCAGGTGCTGATCCCCTGCTTTGCGCCTTAACGAATAGGTCTGTTATTGCGCTTAGACGACCTGACTTTGCGTATCAGCCTACGCATTCACCAACACGGCTGGAGACTATTACTAATAGTACCTAGTGACAATCCCCATGCGAATTGGAGCTAGAGCAGGGAGTTCCAGACCGAAGGAGCAACCAACAACCCAAAGTATCACAACAACAGGGAGTGGTCTGGTTACTATGCTCTAGCGAACGAAATATACATCAATTGGCTTGCCTGTGTACACCGATCTTGCAGAATTATGTGGAACGATGCAAACCACACCTCCAGAAGTCTCCACAAGATTATTTGCTTGTTGTTTAAACAATGCGAACGATACTGCCATTTTCAAAATATATAGGGGTGGGGGTTTGTAATAGGAAAGTTAAGGGGGTGTGTTTTGTGGGATTGGATGTGTGGATTTGAGTGTAGAGTCAGCCCAGTCAACGCCGTCACAAAAGGGAGGGTCGGGGTAGGTGGGGTCACGCCTAGCGCACACGCCTCCAGCCGCCTAGCGCACGAGTGGAGAGCCAGCGTTTACACGCTCTGCACACCTCACGCTACGCCACACACACGCCTCATGCATACGCACATACGCCACGCATACACGCCTTGCACATAGCCGCTATGCACCCTCTCTGACCCGTTCTCTCCCCTCAGTGCTTGGCTGATGGCAGTGTGACGTTGAGCATCGATGCCATCTTCGCCTTGAGTTCACTCTTGAGCTTCTCTACATCTAGATCGTTCTCATCTTTGTCACCAGTCTCATTGAACATACCAATGGACTTGCCCATCATCTCCAATGCTCTGAGCTTGTCACTCACTCGCTCAGTGTTCTTGGCGTGTTCAAAGAGTTCCTGCATGATGAATCGCCTTGTGGCTAGTTCATCGTTGATCACCATCTCTCGTTTGGCTTGGAAGACAGGCTCAAGTAGTAAGGTAATCCTGCTGTCATTCAGCAATCGGTTCGCATTTGCCATCACTGTTGCATTGGTGCTATTCGCACAGTCATACACCTTCCGATACGCCTCTGCTGGACTGAGTCCATCTGCAATTGCAGAGGCGAACAATTTCATCTTGGTAGTGGTCTTCTTACTCTCAACGATTTCATCTTCCATTGGTTTATGACCGAATGGCTTTCCATCTCCTCTCTGTGTTACCTCTACTTGGTGAACAGCTTGCCGTATCGCTTCGCTGTACTCTCCCTCGCCATCAATGATTGCATCTGCGAACGGTGCAGTGCTTACACCAGTATCGTTCTCATTCGTTTTGATTTGTGCCATGTTGTGATCCTTTTCGCTTGGTTTAAACACTCTGCATTTGCTCTCAGCATTTTCTCAGCGAGACACACACAACGCAACTCGTTCGCATATTGCACTTCGATGCACTTGGTCACACTTCAATGCACTTCGCCACACACAACAACAGGGCGACAACCGCAAGTGCGGTGAACACCAGCAAGCCAACAGCAAGACCGTTTAAACATTGGCTCACTGCAAGCTCATGCTTTGCACCTTGTGTCGCCTCTCTCTTTGCTCACTGCCTATCAAGCACCTGTCCATTCGGCTTCGCCTTGTCCCTCGACCCCAATCGTTCGCATTGAAAACCGAAGTACTCAAATCACCAATGAAAACAAAGGTATACA